TCCGGCCAGGTGTTCACCGAGTGGCGCAACGACCCGGCCCACTATCAGGATCAGCGCTGGACCCACGTCATTGCCCCCTTTACCATCCCGAAGCACTGGCAGATCTACCGGGGGTTCGATTTCGGGTTTTCCAAGCCGTTCTCGGTGGGGTGGTATGCGGCCGATGAAGAGGGGCGGCTCTACCGCATCAAGGAGCTGTACGGCTGCACCGGCCGCCCCAACGAGGGCCTGCGCATTGACCCGGTGGAACAGGCCCGGCGCATCCGGGAGGCGGAGCAGAACGACCCCGTGCTGCGGGGGCGGGTGATCCATGGCGTTGCCGACCCGGCCATCTTTGATGAGAGCCGGGGCGAGAGCATCGCGGCCATGATGGAGCGGAGCCCCAACTTCCTGCACTGGAAGCCCGGCGACCACACCCGCCTTGCGGGAAAGATGCAGTTCCACTACCGGCTCAACTTTGACGCCGACGGCCGCCCGATGCTGCAGGTGTTCAATACCTGCAAACACTTCATCCGCACGCTGCCGAACCTCGTGTACGACGAGAGCAACGTGGAGGATATCGACACCCGGCAGGAGGACCACATTTATGATGAGTGCCGGTATGTGCTGATGGAGAACCCTATCAGCCCGCCGGCCCGGCGCACGGCCCTGCCGCCGCCGGATGACCCGCTGGACCTGCACCGGCAGGCAAGATTTTACAGGATCTGAAGGAGAAGAACGATGGACGATTATCAGAACGAAGCGATGCCGGTGGGTGCGGCGGAGGTGGCTGCGGCCACACAGACCCTGCAGCGTTACAAGGCCGGCAAAGCGGCACTGGACAGGCGCCTGGTGGACAACGAACTGTGGTTCCGCATGGGGCACTGGAAGAACTACCAGAACCCCATGATGCCCGGCAAGGCGCAGCCCAGCAGTGGATGGCTGTTCAACAGCATCGCCAACAAGCACGCCGATGCCATGGACAACTACCCGGAACCCAATGTGCTGCCCCGTGCAGCGGACGATGAGGCAACCGCGCGGGCACTTTCCAGCGTGCTGCCGGTGGTGCTGGAACAGGCAGATTACGAGCAGGTGTACAGCGACTGCTGGTGGCGCAAGCTCAAGCAGGGCACCGGGGTCACCGGTGTGTTCTGGGACCCGGCAGCCCGGGGCGGCGTGGGGGATATTGCGGTGCGGGCCATGAACTTGCTGATGCTCTACTGGGAGCCGGGCGTAGCGGACATCCAGGACTCACCGGATTTTTTCAGCCTGAGCCTGGAGGACACCGCACAGCTCACGGCCCGCTACCCACAGCTGGCAGGCCACACCGCCGGGGTGCTGGATGTGCCCCGCTACATCCACGAGGACGGCGCGGACACCGCTTCCCGCAGTGTGGTGGTGGACTGGTACTATAAGCGCCCGGACGAAAGCGGCCACATGGTGCTGCACTACTGCAAGTTCTGCAACGGGGTGGTGCTGTACGCCAGCCAGAACGACCCGGCACTGGCACAGCGGGGCCTGTACGACCACGGGCAGTACCCCTTCGTATTCGATCCGCTGTTCATGGAAGAGGACAGCCCGGCGGGTTTTGGCTACATCGACGTGATGAAGGATTGCCAGACCGCCATCGACCAGATGAACCATGCCATGGACGAGAACGTGCTGCTGTCGGCCCGGCAGCGCTATGTGCTCAGCGACACCGCCGGGGTCAACGAGGAGGAGCTGGCCGACCTGAGCCGGGACATCGTGCATGTGGTGGGCCGTCTGAACGACGACAGCTTCCGCCCGCTGCAGACGGCCGGTCTGCAGGGCAGCAGTCTGAGCTACCGTCAGAGCCGCATCGAGGAACTGAAGGAGATCAGCGGCAACCGCGACATGACCCAGGGCGGCACCACCGGCGGTGTGACGGCAGCCAGTGCCATTGCGGCCCTGCAGGAAGCCGGAAGCAAACTGAGCCGTGATATGCTCAAGAGCGCCTACCGGGCCTTCTCCCGCCAGTGCTACCTGATGATCGAGCTGATGCGGCAGTTCTATGATGAACAGCGCATCTTCCGCATCGTGGGGCCCAGCGGTGAGAACCAGTTTTTGCCCTTCTCGGCGGCAGCCCTGCGCCCGCAGCCGGTGCGCGAGGTGGGCGGCGTGGAGCTGGGCAGCCGGGAACCCATTTTTGACATCGTGGTCAGCGCGGCCAAGAAGAGCACCTTCAGCCGCCTGAGCCAGAACGAGACGGCAAAGGAGTGCTATCAGCTGGGTTTTTTCGACCCCGCCAATGCCGACGCGGCCTTGGCGGCGCTGGAAATGATGGACTTTGAGGGCATCGAGAAGGTGCGCCAGCGGGTGCGGCAGAACGGCACACTGGCCCAGAAGCTGGTGCAGCTGCAGCAGGCGGTCCCGCCGCAGACCGGCACCGGTGGTGCGGTGCTGCCCGGCAGTCTGCCGGTGGCCGCTGCGGCCCGCGCCATGAACGTGAAACTGTAAGGAGGTGAAACAAGAATGATGAAAGTATGTTACAGCGAGCTGGATGGCCCCGAGGGCCTGAGCTGCCGACTGGAGGCTGCCGGACATGCAGGCTTTGCCCCTGCCGGGCAGGACATCGTGTGCGCCGGGGCAAGCACCCTGATGCAGGCACTGGTGTACCTGCTGGCCGGGGAAGAAAATGCCCATGCCGACGCCTGGGAGGAACCGGACGGGCCGCGTCTGGCCGTGCAGGCCGACGCACCCTGTGCCGCATGGGTGCAGGGTGCCTTTGAGCTGGCCAAGGCGGGGTTCACCCTGCTGGCCGAGCGCTACCCGGACAATATCCGCTTTGCGGATGTGAGCCGCCGGGGCGAACAGAGCATGATGGACCTGCAGATGTTTGCAGAAGAGGCAGCGCCTGCGGCCCCGGCCCTGAGCCCGGCACAGGCCCGGCAGGCCGTTGCCTCCGGGACGATGGAACCGGGGGAGAAAACTGCGCAGCCGGTGCCGGAAGCAAAACCGGCTCCGGAGCCGACCGAACCGGAGACGCCCCAGCCGGAGCTGCCCCGCCCGGCGGTGCCGCCCCTGCCGCTGCAGGCCCGAAACGCGGTGCGGGAGCTGCATGCCCGCTGGGCGGCTGAGGAAGCCGACCTGCGCCGCAGCCAGCCGGAGTTCCGCCTGCAGGAGGAGCTGAAGAACCCGGAGATGCGCCGCCTGATGCAGCTGCCCGGCATGCGGATGCAGGACGCCTACCGTCTGGCCCACTACGACGAGAGCCTGCACCGTGCGGCACAGGCTGTGGAGCAGGGCGTGGTGCAGCGCATCCAGCAGCGGGCCGCCCGCCCCGCAGAAAACGGCATCCGCCCCGGTGGTGCGGCCACGGTGCACCCGGATGTGACCAGCATGACCCGCGCCCAGCGCGAAGCTTTGGAGCGCCGTGTGCTGCACGGTGCTCAGATCGAACTGTAAACCCGACAAGAGAAAGGAAAAACGTATGATGAACTTCAACATCCAGCTGTTTGCCGACAACCTGCAGAACACCACGGCCACCATGTCCAAGGAGATGAAGACCTTCTACGAGAAGCGTCTCATCGACCAGGCAGAGCCGCGTCTGGTGCATGACCAGTTCGCGGATTACTACCCGGTGCCCCAGAACGGCGGCAAGACCATCGAGTTCCGCAAGTACGACAGCCTGCCCAAGGCCACCACGCCCCTGACCGAGGGCGTGACCCCCAACGGTCAGGCCCTGAACGTGACCACCATCACCAGCGACCTGCACCAGTACGGCGGCTGGACCCCGCTGACCGACGTGCTGCAGATGACCGCCATTGACAACAACGTGGTGCAGGCCACCCGTGTGCTGGCCAGCCAGGCGGGCCGCACCATGGACAGCATCACCCGCGATGTGCTGGCCGGCGGCACCAATGTGATCTATGCACCCAAGCAGGCCGCCGACGGCACCGAGACCGCCGTGACCAGCCGCAAGACGCTGGACAAGAGCTGTACCCTGACCCCCAAGCTGTTCTTCCAGGCAGCGGCCCAGTTGGGTGCCATGAACGCCGACCCCATCGGCGACAGCTATATTGCCATTATCCACCCCTATGCGGCCTACGACCTCAAGACCTGCAAGGAGTTCATTGAGGTGCATAAGTACGCCGACCCGGACACCATGTTCCGCGGCGAGATCGGTAAGCTGGGCAACATCCGCTTCATCGAGACCAGCGAGGCCAAGATCTGGAAGGATGAGACCTGCCCCACCGGCTTGGCGGTGTTCGGCACCCTGGTGCTGGGTGCCCATGCCTACGGTGTGACCGAGCTGGAGGGCGGCGGCCTGGAGCACATCGTCAAGCAGCTGGGCTACGGCGACGACCCGCTGAACCAGCGCGCTTCGGTGGGCTGGAAGGGCATGCGTGCTGCCGAACGTCTGGTGGAGCAGTACATGGTGCGCATCGAGAGCGTGTCCAGCTACTCGGCCAACGCCGCCGCAAACTGAGGAGGTGTGCAGGATGACAGAAAAGAACGTGCGCATCCGGCTGTTCAAGGACAACAGCCGCTATAAGGGCGACCTGTTCGTCAGCGTGAACGGCGTGAACTACAAGATCCGCCGCGGTGTGGAAGTGGAGGTGCCGCCCGAAGTGGCGGAGGTGCTGGAACACAGCCAGATGCAGGATGAGCGCACCGCTGCCCGCATTGCGGCAGCGGAGAACGCGGCACAGTAAGCAACAGGACCGGAGCCCGGCAGGGAGATGCCCCGCCGGGCTTTTTTGAAAAGGAGCGTGGAACGATGACAGTAGGACAGGCGCTGGAACGCGCCGAGGAACTGCGGCCCGGCAGCCGTGTGTCCGTGCACACCCGGCAGGAGTGGCTGCGGGAAGCAGACGGCATGCTGCGGGAACGCTTTTTCAAGGCCAGTGATACGGATGCTTTTGACACCGTGGGAGCGGACCGGGCCTGGGACGATGGCCTGCAGGACGAGGATGTGCTGCTGGCCCCGGCCCCCTTTGATGCCCTGTACCCGCATTACCTGTGCGCCATGACCGATGCCGCACTGGGCGAGACCGACCGTTACGCTGGGGAGCAGGCACAGTACAATGGCATTCTGGCAGAGCTTGCGGCCTGGCTGCGCCGGACCTATCCGCCGCGGGCCTGCACCCGCTGGCAGTGGTGAAAGGAGGGATAAGATGGTTCTGGCGAACCGGACCAGAGTCCAGAACAGCCGCACCCTGCTGCGGGCCTTCGGGGGCCTGAACGAGGGCTACGGCTGCTCCGAGGCAGAGTACAGTGCGGGGATCAATTTTTCGTCCCGGGATTTCCCGGCGCTGAGCACCCGCAAGCCCCGCCGGAAGCTGCGGACCCTCACCGGCCTGAATGGGATGTACCACCTGAACGGGCTGCTGACCGTCTGCGGGAAAGACCTGGTGTACACTCCGGACGACGGCGGGGAGACCGTGACCTGCACCGATGCGGTGGCCGACAGCAAAAAGGCGCTGGTGGGTCTTGGTACGAAAATTTTGATCTTTCCGGACAAGGTCGCCTTTGATACGGCAGACGGCAGCGTTTCGGCGCTGGGAGCCTGCTGGAAAGCGGAGGGCCAGAGCGTGGAGTTTGCTCCCTGCGATGCGGAGGGCAGGACCTACACGCCCACAGGCGTGGGCCGGGAAGAGCCGGAAAGCCCGGCGGACGGGCAGATCTTCCTGAAGGTGGAGGACGAAGAGCACCCCTGGCGGTACGATGGAACATTGGAAGTGTACAGCGCGGCGTCCGGCAACTGGACGGCGCTGCCGCTGGACTATTGCCGCATCACGGCGGCCGGGGCACAGGAAAAATTCTGCCAGTGGGACACGGTGACCGTGCAGGGCACGGCGGCAAAGCAGGCCGGACAGTGGGAAGCACTGGACGGGGACTGCGTGGTGTATGCCGTCACGGAGAACAGCCTGTGCGTGCGTGCCGACCCGGCGGGTGACTATTTTTACGGCACACTGGTGCAGGGGACCGATGCGGCCCAGTGGACCAGCCTGGACGGCAGCCAGACCCGCAGCATCGCGGCGGAACAGACTGTGCAGCTGGAACGCCGGGTGCCGGACCTGGACTTTGTGACCGAATGCGACAACCGGGTGTGGGGCTGCAGCAGCCGGGAAAATGTGATCTACGCCTGCAAGCTGGGCGACCCCACCAACTGGTTTTCCTATCGGGGCATTGCGGCGGACAGCTATGCGGTGACGGTGGGTAGCGACGGAGCCTTTACCGGCGCGGCCACCTGCATGGGCTATGCGTTGTTCTTCAAGGAAAACACCCTGCACAAGCTGTGCGGCACAAAGCCCTCGGATTTTCAGCTCACCTCTCTGCGCTGCCGGGGCGTGGCCAAGAATGCGGCCCGCAGCCTGTGCGTGCTGAACGAGACGCTGTATTATCTCTCGCCGGATGGGGTCATGGCATGGGACGGCAGCATCCCCACCAAGGTGTCGGCGGTGTTGGACGCCAGCCGGCTGGCCAACGTGCAGAGCGCTGTGGGCGGTGCGCTGGACGGCCGGTATTATCTGCACATCTCCCGCACGGCAGGGACCCAGGGGCAGACCCGGCTGCTGGTGTATGACACCGAACGCGGGCTCTGGCACGAAGAGGATGTATGCTCCTGCGACATGGCCAGCACCGGCGGCCAGCTGTATCTGTGGGACGGGCAGGCCCTGTGGGCGGCGGATCCCAGCCGGGAGAGCGACTGGCAGAGCACCGAAGGTGTGGAACAGCAGGTGTCGTTTGAGCTGGTGACCGGTGACATCGGGCAGGACGGGGCGGAACAGCGGTATCTGTCGCGGCTGACGCTGCGGCTGGACGCGGCCTGTGCCAGCACGGTGGAGGTAGCGCTGAGCTACGATGGCGGCCCATGGGAGACAGTGGCAAGCCTGACCGCCCGGGAGGCCCGCCGCAGCTATGACCTGCCGCTGGTGCCCCGGCGGCACAGCACCCTGCGGCTGCGCCTGCGGGGCAAAGGGCAGATCACCCTGCGCAGTCTGGCGAAGAATCTGGCCGCGGCCAAAGGCGGCCTTGTGGAAGAACAGGAGGAAGCAACATGGCAAGTGTGAACGGTCTGAACCGGCTGGGCCTGCCGAAGTTGAGCGAAAACATGGACCCGGAGGACGCAAGAGCGCTGCGCAGCTACCTGTACCAGATGCAGGAACAGCTGCAGTATGTACTGACCAATCTGGACGTGGAAAACCTGTCGGAGGAGCTGCGCACCCGGTTGAATTCGTTGTAAAAGAAAGGAGAAGAGCATGGCGACCAAAAAGAAAGAGGAAGAGCTGGCAGCGCCGGAGGCGCAGAGCGGCTATGACACCAGCGGCCTGGAAAACCGACAGCAGGTGGAAGAGGCCATGGCAGGGGCCGGTTACCGCCCCGGCCAGAGCGTGACCGACGCCGCAAACGCGCTGAAGGAGTGGCAGGACAAGCGTCCGGAGGCGTACCAGAGCAGCTACCAGGACCGCATCAATGAGGTGCTGGACCGTCTGCTGGCACGGGAGAATTTTGCCTACAGCTATACGCAGGACCCGCTGTACCGGCAGTACGCCCAGCAGTACACCCAGAACGCCCACAACGCCAGTGCCGATGCCGCTGCACAGGCGGCAGCCCTGACCGGCGGTTACGGCTCCAGCTATGCGGCCAGTGCGGCACAACAGGCCTACCAGCAGCAGATCGGTGCGCTGAACGAGGCCATCCCCAGCCTGTACAGTCTGGCACTGGACACCTACACCAGCGGCGGCGATGAGCTGGTATCGCGGCTGGACCAGCTGAACGCCCAGGAACAGAGTGCGCAGGAGCGGTACGACCGGCAGCTCTCAGATTACTACACCCAGCTGCAGCAGAAAGGGGAGGACTATAACAACGCCTACGCGCAGGATTACGGGCAGTATCAGGACTATCTGAGCCGTCTGGACACCCTGCACGGCTACTATACTGCGCAGGAACAGGCACAGGCCAGCCGCCGCCAGCAGACCTTCAACGGCATCATGACCGTGCTGGGGGTCATCGGGGATGCGATCCAGCTGGCCATCAGCGGCACCACCGGCATCGGCTCGCTGGCGGGCAGCCTGCTGAACACCGGGTACAACATCGTGTCTGGCACCCGCGCCTACGAGGCCGACCGTGCCGATACGGCATGGAACCAGCAGATGCAGGAAAAGCAGCGGCAGGACAGTCTGACCCAGCAGCGCTATGAGAATGAAGCCAGCGAGCGCGCCTATCAGGATGCGCTGAAGCAGCAGGCCTTCAACAACAGCGTTACCTCGGAAAAGCTGAACATTGCCAAGGGCGAGTGGGCGCTCAAGCAGTCCAATGCGCAGGCCAAAGCCAGCCGTGCGGCGGGCAATGCGGCCGCAAAAAGCAGTGGCAGCGGCAAGGCATCGGGGAGCGCCGCGGGAACGAATGCGCTGAAGGGTAGCAGCGTGGTGCCCTTTACGGCGGCACTGCTGCGCAGCCGTGGCAAGAGTGACACGTCCATTGCCAATGCCCTGCAGAAAGAGGGCTACACCACCAGCGAGATCGCAAAGATCCTGCAGCAGATGAACCAGTAAGAGAAAAAGCGGAGGCGTCCATCAAATGATGGACGCCTCCGCTGCTGTATCTGTGATTTTGGGTTCGAGCCAACTGGGTACCCCACCGAAGAGAGCAGGACCCCGGTAGACATTCCGAATGGTTGGGACCCGCGGGCTAAGCAACAGCCCACTGGGCTGATTGCTTACGGTGCTACGCACCGCCGCCCTGTTCTCGTCCCACTGGGCACCCACACAAAAAAAGTCCGCTGTTGAAAACAGCGGACTTTTTGGTGGGGTGCCCAGTGGGACTCGAACCCACGGTCTCCAGATCCACAATCTGGCGCGTTAACCGACTACGCTATGGGCA